TCCTATTTCAAATAACCGGCTGCGCGTAGGTAGTGAACCATCAATTCCTCGGCTTGCGGTGTTGCTATTGGAAACCCTCTTTTGTGGAACTTGTACCAGCGCGCCGACGCCTCACACGCCGCCTCCAGCGTGGCGATGCGCTGCTGTAGGGACTCAATATTGATGTGTGAATCAAAAGCATCTGGCTTATCCGCATGTTTATCAAACCCATACCTCTCTGCTTGCTTTTCCATGATCGCTAGTTTTGCATCTTCCTCGCTCCCAGCCGTTCCACATAACCGAGAGTCATTATCTACTTCGTCGTGCCAAAAATCCCAATCATGCCCTCTTATTGGTATCGGTTTTGGGTTGTATTTGATATGCCAGCCGTTTGGAATAGTCATTTCACTGTCCCCATCAACCTAGCCTTTACTTCTTCAGGGGAAGCTGAAACACGAATATAGCGACCTTCGGGCAACATAATCTCCGTGCCGTAATTGCCGTTAAAATCTATCGCATGAAATCTCACGATGTTTTCTACAGGCAGATAAACGCGCGGCATATTCGGGCCGTACCCATCAAACTCAACTATTTTCATTTTCGCATAGCCTCGTGCAGTGCTTTTTCCAATTCTGTTTTCTCTAGCCGGTACTCAACTATTCTGCGAATTCCGAGTGCTTTTAGAGTTTCTTCTGATGGCTCCGTTTTTTCGCCAGACATAAGGCGGCTTAAGTAGCCAACATCCACACCACTAACCCGAGACACTCCGCGCAATGAGCCGTGTTTCAGGATTAGCCATTGAATGCACTTTGTTAACGTCATCACCATTATCCTTCAACGGGATAGCCTGCGGCGATAGAGCCGATATATTCAAACGCTTGTTGCCATCCGTATTCCGCAGCTTCGTATCGACACACAATATCTCTGTCCTCAACACCACAACGCAAACCAGTATAGTATTCTCCACACGGGTCAGTAGTCATTTCACTTATCGCCGCCTCCAGCGTGGCGATGCGCGCATCCCGCTCCGCGATCTGCTGCTGTAGGGCGGTGACGAAGGCCGGGATTGGTCTAGCCGGTGCCTCGCATTCTGCGCACATATAACCACCGGAAAGAAACTCTTCGCGCATCTTGGTTATAGGCCCGCAATCCGGGCAGTACCATTGTTCACTCATCCTTGCTTCCTCTTGTTAATGGGTGGCAGGGCAGGGCGCTATTCCTGCTAGGGTAGAGTCCACCAGTCGTTGCTGGAAACCCATCGTGTGGGCGCGCTTTCCCACTCCCGATTACTGTGACGATTGCGTGTCTGCTTTCCACGCCGCCTGCCATAATTCATCGCTCACCTTTACCGCCCGCGTCCTGCGGCGTGATACTCATAAAAATCATGCACCCGCTCTAACACGCGCTCGGCCAGCACGCAACATTCCTCCGGCGACATACGCGCCAGCACATCCTCATTCCAGCGGTAGGCCGCCGTGATCGTCAACTGCTCGCCCACGTTCACATCGTCCTCCGGGGGCTGGTAGTCGAATTCGACGCGTACGTCGATTTCATTGCCATCGACCTCGGCCCATGTGTCGAAAAATTTGGGTAGTTTACGCAGCATGGCTGAATCCTCTTGATACAATCCGTTCGTATTTCCCTTCGTTCTGGATGTAGAGATAAGCGGGGAGTTGGGCCTGTATTTGCGCGACCTCTACGGCTTCCTCGATGTTCGATACCATTGCAGTCCCCACATGCTGTTGCCACCATTGCCGCGCACGCGCCTGGGCGATACCCTCGTGGAACAGGCACACCCATTCCGTGGCGATGCGCAGCGGGCCTGAGTAGTAATCCACACGCAGGGAATCCGGCTTACCCGCTTTGCTATGGATGGAAAACGCCATTTCGGTGGGCTCGATTTTCACAGGCGCCTTGGACGCCAGAACATCGAGGGTGGATGCTTTGCCTGTGATATTCGGAGCGGTATCGAAATTGAAGGCTTCCCCGCAGTACATACACTCCCGCGCACTGGCGTGAATCAACATCAGGCACTTGCCGCATTCCTTGATCGGCGCCATGCGTTCCTCGCCCTTGATCTTGCGACGGGGTGGCGTGACGTTGTTTACCGGACCGTGGGTGGCGATCAGGTTGGCGAAGTCCAGCACCAGGCAATCGCTCTTACCCGGATGCACGCGCATTCCGCGCCCCATCATTTGCACATACAAGCTGGCGCTCATGGTGGGGCGCAGGCAGGCCAGCAGGTCGGTGTGTGGCGCGTCGAAGCCGGTGGTTAAGACATTCACATTGACCAGGGCTTTGATGCTGCCCATGCGGTAGGCCGAAATAATGGCCGCGCGTTCGGCTTCGGGCGTCTCGCCAGTCACAACCTTGGTGTTGATCCACAAATCGTTTAAGTAGGCTGCGATGTGGTGCGCGTGCTCAATGGAGGAAGCGAATATCAGCCACGCATCGCGATCACGGCCGTGGGCTACAATTTCATCACAAGCCCTTTGCGTGACCGAATCCACATCAACAGCGGCAGCCAAATCCTTCGCCACATACTCCCCGCCCCGGATCGGCACAGCGGAAATATCCAGTGCGGTGCGCACCGGGGCGGTGGTGAGCGGGGATAGATAGCCTTGCGCCAGTAGATCGTCAATCGACATGCCCGCCGCTTTGGCCGGGATCAGGTCGGTAAAAATGCGATCCTCGCCCTCGATCAACAGGCCGTTATTCATGCGGTAGGGCGTGGCAGAAAAGCCGATCACCTTGATTTTCGGGTTGTACTTGCGGCAGTCGTCTATGAACTTCCGGTACATCCCGGCGCCATCGGTGGGCACCAGGTGGCATTCATCGATCATGATCAGATCGAATCGCCCCAACTCGTGGGCGATTTTGTATACGGATTGAATGCTGGCAAAGATCACGCTTTCCCTGGTATCCCGGCGCTTCAATGAGGCCGCGTTAATCCCAATGCTTCCGCGCGGCCACGCCAGGCGCATTTTCTGGTAGTTCTGCTCGACCAGTTCCTTCACGTGGCAGAGTGCGAGAATCCGTTGATCTGGCCATTGCTCGAGCACGCCTTTGACAAACTCGGCTTGGATCACGCTTTTTCCGGCAGCGGTCGGCGCTTCAAGCACCGGGTTGCCGGTGCTGTGGGCGAAGTAGGTGTAGATCAGTTCTACGGCCTTCTGCTGATACGGGCGCAATTTCATCCCTGCATCCCCACATACTCCGGGCATGCTGCTTCTTGCTTGGCGCGATCCAGCGCCCCGTATTTATTACACCCCCACAACCCCGCACGGTCAGGGAACGAATGGATGCAGGTGCGACAATTCACCGCCATCGGCGTAATGTCGTGACAAATTGAATGGTAATCGCAGAACTTGCAGCGGTAATCGGTGGGCTGCTCGGAGATTCGCTCGGGTGGCTGGTCACTGACAATGATGTCCTTGGCGCGCTGGAGCAGATTCGCCGCGTGCTCGGGGTTGGCGTTGGTGCGGACAGAGACCGTGCTTCTCTCACCCGGCGAGCTGCACGTTAGATAGTGCCGGGTCAGCTGGAATGCGTGCATGTACACCTGGGCCTGCGCGTAGTACACAGGGTCCCAATGCGCCAGAGCCTCTTTTTCCCCAACGTCCTGCTTCAATTTGGCCAGCTTCTTCTGCTTGGCCTCGTTGACGACTTTGTGCTCCCACACGTGGGGCGTTTTTGGTGCCTGCAGTAGGCCCTTGACGAAGCCGTCGCAGTGGCCACGGAAGTGGCCTTCATGTTCCTGCAAGCCCCACTGCTCGCCTTCTGGGGAATGGGTGGACAAGGTGATGCCGGGAACCTGCCGCAACCGGGAAGCCATCAGCGCCTCCCCGCGATGGCCATCTTCAAAACGCTTCAATGTATCTGCATTGAATCGAACAGGCTTGGCCCAGCGGAAGGAGTACCAGAGTTTTCTGGCGCACGGATCGCCAATCACCGAGGCGCCGAGGTACGTGCGCCGCTTGGTTTCCTGCGCGGATTCAATGGCCGCGTCCATTGCGGCCAGTGTCGGGTCAATAATGTCGGGTAGTTGGGCCATGGTGGTTCTCTCGTTTGTTTGATCGTCTTTAGAAAGCCCACCGTTTCTTTCCCGGCGCGTAGTCGTGCTACTCAATGCCGCCGGTTGTCGGGTCTGGCAACCTCTCCCCTCGTGCCAGCAAGGGGCGCGGCGGTGGGCTTTCTAAAAACGGGGCCTGTACTAGCGCCCCATCAGTTCGTCACGCCCAGGCGGGCTTATTCGCCATCGGTGCAGCCGCTGCAGGAGCCTGTTGCTGGACTGGCGCCTGCGGTGCCGCCGCAACAGGAGCCTGAGCAGCCGCACTTCCGGATGCATACGCCTTGTAGCCCTTCACATCGTTGGATTCGTCGTACCCGCCGCCTGCCGCGCGGACAGCCAACGTGGCCACCAGCGGCTTGCCGTGAAGCATCACGGTGTCCTGGACCTGCAGCACACCGATGGCATGGCAGATTTGGGACAGCGCCCGCTGTGCGATCTCCACTGCGGTGGAATTCTTGTTCCACAGGTTCAGGCTATCCCAAATCTTGCGGCCCTTGTAGTGGCCATCAATCACTTCCAGCGTGAGCTGGAGGTACTGGCCCGCGCCGTCCTTCGTGGGTTTGACTTCCGACTCCGTGATTACCACCGGGTAATCCCCATTGGGTACCGGCGCGAATTGGGATTCGGGGCTGACTTGCGTTGCATCAAATGGGTTGATCTGTGCCATGGTTATGCGACCTCTTGCTGGGTGGGTTGGTGGGTTGCTGCCCGGAGGGCCGGGACGTACTCGGCCAGGGGATTGGTGCCGGCCTGAAACAGCAGGTCAGACGCGATCCCGTAGCGATTCTTGGAAATGTGGTTCGGCGTCGGGTAGCAGGTGATAATCCGCTCCCCGGTGCTGGTGGCTTTCTTGCGGTCACCGTCGCCGTGCGTGAAGGTTTTCAATTTGATGAACGCAACAATGTCAACGTCATCGGCATAGTGCGCCACACTTCGTTTGTTCATGCGGAATGTGTACCGGGTGTAAGCGTCCTGGTCGGGTAGTTCGACTGTCTCAGAATCGGCGTGGGCGATGAATACGATGTTCATGCCCTTGTACTGCACCAGCTGGTCGCAGATCACTTTGATCTTGCGGTGACGCTCGGCAACTGCGGCAAGCCCTGCGCCGTACCCCTCGTTCGCCTGGTTGATGCTGGCGGGCTTTTTCGGATCAGCAGCCACCACCTCCTGTTCGATCAGGATGTTGAGCTTCGTAACCGAATCAATGACGGCCGTTTGGAAGCCGTGATCTTCGCGGCCCAACATCAGCAGCTGGTCAATGATGTCCTGGGAGGATTGGGCGATGGGGAATGCCATCGGCGCGTTATCACCCAGCGATT